AATTTAATGTGGAGAAAGGGATTAAACCAGACAAAATAGATCCCCAAAAAATATTTGATGGATATAATAATAATAAAAATAAATATAAAAAATAAATATATAATATAATATAATGAGTAAAGCTCCAACTATCTTTAAGGTGAAGGATGCTCCGCCTGACACAAAATTCGAAGGTCTTCATGAGAACTTACCCCAAATGCCATCTTTAATATTATTAATAGGTTCGGTCCGTTCTGGTAAAAGTAATTTATTAGTTAATTTTTTCTGTAATCCTGAGATGTATAAAGATAGATTTGATACCGTGAGATTTGTCTCAACTACCATGCATACTGATCATAAAGGAAAGATATTAAATAAATATTTTGATTGCTCTGATACTTATGATGATAGTATAATAGATGAAATCAAACAAGGTCAAAGTAAATATGAGGATGAATTAAGACCAACTATGGCATTAGTATTGGATGATGTCTTAACAAAAGATTTTAGTAAAAATAATGCTGTATCATATTTCTCTACAAGATTTAGGCATTATATAGATTTATATGTTATTGCTACACAGAGTTTCCGTGCAGTTAGTGGTATGATCCGTAATAACGCCACGAATGTAATTATTTGCAGACTCCAAAATATGAAAGAAAGAGAGAAGGTCGCAGAGGAGTATGGACCTATGGTTGGTGGGGAAGATAATTTTAATAGTTTATATGACCAAATCCATTCAAGTCCATATCAATATATGGTTCTTGATTTACAGAGTAATCCTGCAAGAGTATTACATAATTTCGAGAAGGTCTTGTGGGAGGGTAAAAAAGAAGAATAGTTTCACAATTACTCCGTTAATAAATTAATTTAAATTTTATTTTTATATTTTTATTATATATTATTATATAAATGGATTTATATTCAAGTGATTTCGCTGGTATTCAAGAGGGTAATATGCGTACAAAAAGTATATTAGATGCTAATAGGGCAGTTCAAGAACATAATAAAAGTTTAGGGGAGCAAATGACCTCTCTAAAAGCTCAGCAGAAGACGGCAGATATAGTAGAGCAAACTAAGGATCTCACCCAAGGTTTTTGGGCAGCTGGAAAATTACCAGATGCTACCAAGGCTTGGAAATCGTGGTCGTCTGGGGAGACCGATTTTAGAGGTAATCCAACTACTACCGCACAGAAAAGTATTTCTGATACTGCAGATGCGGTTCAAGCGGCAGATGAATCTGATAAACTTAAAAGTGTTGGGGATGGTATCTTTGAATCGGCGGAAAGTGATGCCCAGACCGCTTTATCGGAAGGTGGGAGCGGGGGATTAAAGGGTATCGGGGAATTTGCTGATATTGCTTCGAAAGGTGTTGGCGCTCTTGCCGCTGGTGCTGTTGGGGGATATGATATATATGAAGATTTCTCTGGCGGTAAAGGATTTCACATCGCGGGCGATAATTGGGCTTCTAAGGCAAGTAATCTATTACAGATAGGTGGAGCCATCGCTGATATAGGAGGAACAGTATTTCCTCCCCTCGCTCTTATAGGAGGTGTGGCAGATATTGCGGGTGGTATTGCTGGCGAGATAGGAGAGAAGATTGACGCGGGAAAAGAACAATCCGAAGATGAGAAAGTCCAACAGGAAAATACAGAGCAAGAACAAGCGGTGGGAGTTCAGGCACCTCAGGTCACTGGGAGGGTTTCTTGATCACATTCTATTAATTTTTCTCTTAAATAACAAACAAAAGATATCCTACTATATTTCTCATTTCCATATAATTCGGGATTTAAATGACTAAAATCACTAGCCATATTATTATTATAAATATCATCTTCTTTAGTTGTCCATATCTCCGAATTACAATGCCAATTATGTACATCAGCTATTAATAAATCCCCTTCTCTTAAATTAATACCTATACCATATCTTGGTATCATAAATAAACCGCCTCTATATTTCCCTTGCTCTAAAACCGATAAACACGCAATACCTCCGTAATCTCCTGCATCCTTATGTAATGCAGTTCTAAAATTTCTATTTAATGTTATTGTTGAAAATACTGTATTATCAATCATATAATCGGGTTTAAGATATCCTCTATTGAATTGATTAGTATATTCTTCTGGTCTTATATCTCTATAATTATAAGATATCTCTTCGATAAAAGGTAATCCTTCTTTAAAATTATCAAAATGATTATTAGTATAACTAGTTAATCTACAAGGTAAATTTTTATTTAACGGACCTTTTAATTTATCAAAATAACCTAGGGGGACTGAACTGACTGGATTATTAACTTTCATTTTAGATATATTACCGCTAGGAGTAATATATTTAGTTCTGATACCTTTTGTATCTACTAATTTTCTCTTTTTAAAATAGGGACTATCTTTATTTATAGGTCCCGCAGCCAGACCTCTTCCTCTACTAAGTCCGATAAACTTTTTATAATTATGAAAACCAATTTTATTTTTAGTTAAAATATTTTTACGGAATGATAAAATAAATTTACCATTCTCATCAAAGATATCCACATCCTCATTAATTATATCGTGGATATACTCGTCTCCTAAAAAGGTACCTTTTAAGGTTTTTAATTCTTCTTCACTATAATATTCGGTAGCGATTAGCTTAGCAACTGAACCTTCGGTTTGTGTCATATAATTATTAATTTTATATATCTATAATAGATATTTTTTTTACCGCGGTATTTTTTTTATTATTTTTTTAATATTTATTTTATATATAATATTATAAATGTCAGCATATTGGAAGGTTACAGATGAAATGCGTATTGGTCAAAAGTATATCTCTATTCCATCGGAGAATGGTTTAGAATATTCCCCAGAGCAGAAGATTCAGTTATATGTTGGCCCCGATACAAAATATATGGATGGTCATGATTCTTACCTTGAGTTTGATTTTAAGATTGCCTTAGGTAATGGTAGCACAAGACCTACACGCCTTCAGTTAGATCAAATGGGAGGTAATTCTTTAATTAAAAATATTAGAATTTATGATGGCACACGGGGTCAGCTCTTAGAGGAGATTGAATCATACTCTTCTCTATGCTCGGTTCGATATGATTATGATGCGGATGATAGTATTAGGAATTATCGCGCTCTTCGTGAGGGTTCGGGTGTTCATACACCAGATAATAGGGGGACCGAGGGCACATCTAAATCATTTATGGCAAATACTATAACAAACCCCTATTTCAAAAAGACCTCGGGTAATCAATCTACTGCTTTCTCAGATAGTGATTTCTTGACTGCGAAATTAACTATTCCACTCCACACGGGTATTTTCGCCCAGAACGAACATATTTTCCCTATTATGATGACAAATGGTTTATATATTGAGATTGATACTCCTCCTGCTGCCGAGGTCCTCAAACAATTAGATTCGGTCCTAAAAGATAGACGCACCCCTCTCAACCCATTCTTCCACTCTCTTAATGGTTCTCTTGATGCCCCTGATGATTGGGTGAATGGTTCTAGTTCGAATACCTTTTATGTTAGTCAATTTAATAACTTATCGGGTGCTGATAGGGTTGATAAATTTCCGTTTGTGGTGGGAGAGACTATTGGGTTTGTCAAGTATGATGATAATGCCTCTTTTAATGATTTAGCAGCGGATGCAAATATATCAGCAATTAACGCATCTACCAATGGTCTTATAGAAGTTGTATTAACAGCGGCTCGTAATAATGCATCTTTCGATATTACCTCGGAAACTGATTTTTGTTTATATTCTAAATCGCTTAGTGCGGCAACTAGCTATAATGCGACCTACACTATTAGTAATGTTAATTTGATAGTATCGCAAGTTATGTTGGATCCTGGGTATGAGCGGGGTATGTTGCAAAAGGTAAGAGAAGGTAAAGCGATAGAAATAGATATATTATCAGCAACTAACTATAAGAATAGTATTTTAGCATCGGATAGGCAAACGGTATATCAAGTATATGCGAATAATTCAAGAGCAAAATCGCTATTAGTTATTCCCCAAGACTCATCGGTCTATACTATCCAAAACTCGGCAACTGGAACGGGCACCTATGAAATACTTTCTACTAATAATCCGCAGGATACAGCACTTAATAGCAATCGCTCTGCTTACACGGGCATATGCGACGAGCTCCAAAATTATCAGTATCAGATAGATTCCCGCCTAGTACCTAGCAGACCTATTGATGTATCTAAGATTGCTACTAAGAAGAGTATTGACGCCTTCCACCTTTACGAACTAGAGAAATGTCTGGATAATGCTGGTATAGTTCCGCGATCATTCCGAGCCTTCCAAGAGAACTTTGTTTTCGGCCGAGGATTTGGGGTCAATAATGGTGCTATGGACCTAAGAGGCAAGGATGTGGCAGTTATCCTAAAATATACTGGTGCTACGGCACCTAGCAAACCTAAGTTATTTAACTCTTTTGTGGTTCATGTCCGAAGGTTGATGATCCGCGATAGCGGTGTTAGTGTTGTTCTCTAAATAATTAATTTTATTTGCTTCGCTATTGATATCTTTGATATCTTATTTTATTTATTTTACTTTTATTAAATTTATATTATATAATATAAATGGCAACCTCCAGATATGTAGAAATAAGGCCAGACAACGTTCCGGCTGATGGTATTGTATCTTTTAAAAATGGTTTCCCCGTATTATCATTCACAGTATCCGCTCAAGACGGATTACTAGACCCACAATCAATTAGAATTGTTGGTAAATTTTCAGTTTATTCCGATAATGCTACTCCTACCCCAACTCCAGCTCAGGACGGGGATAAATTAACTATGAATAACCGCTTAGGTATCTATAATGTCTTTGACCAATTAACTATTCGTGCCTCTAGATCTAAGATGATTTGCGAACAGATAAGACATTATGCGAAATGGTTTAATACCTATACCGCCCTTACAGCCTCTCTAACTGACCAGAACTCTCATTTAGCAGAATCGGCTCTTATTATGCCTAACTCTGAGTTATTTAGAACGAGTGTTATAGAATCTAACGCAGCGGGTACTAAAATTAATTCCTTTTCGGCACACCTCCCCTGCGGTTTCTGCCAGTCGGGTAATATGGTTGATTTAAGACCTACGGCTTTTGGTGGGGTTCAGGTGGAGATCCAATTGACACCTGATGCGAATGCTCTTTTCTTTGAGGATGGTACGGTTCCAGCGGGTAAGGGTGAGTGCCACTATCAATTAAGAGATCTTAAATTATGCTGCGAGGTTCATGAATTGGGGGATGTTGCACCACAGCAACAGGGATCATTCCAGTTTAATACTATCACTTCGTTATACACATCTATTAACTCTGCGAATGCTCAGATCCAGTATTCTCTAGCACTCAAGAATTTACAGAGCGCCTATATGACCTTTATGCCTGTATCTAATATTAATACTCTTACTGCGGACGGGCAGGCAACAACCTATCCCTCGGATAGCGACGATAGTCTCGCTGCGATTAAACGAGTTCAGTTCCTTAAGGGCGGTGTGAAATATCCAGCAGAGTTTGATTATGTCAATAGTTATGATGCTATTAATAATCCTACTAATGTACCTGATCCGCAGATAGTTAAAGGTTTATATGATGCTATAGTTCCTCCATATCACCAAGTGAGAACTTCTATTGGTCCTACTAATATGAATCGTGGTTACACTCTTGCTACGGGAACGGGTGAAACCGCCTACAACACGGTTCCGAATGGCGGTGCTGTTATGGGATTGGGAGTTAAGTATGGTATCGGTGATGCGGGAGATGATTTCTCGCAGGAGCAGTTCGGCGCCAGTATAGAGAGTGAATTATCAACTGATAACCCTATTGGTGTATTCCTCTTCTTCAAATCCAAGGCAACATTATTATATTCTCAGATGGGGGTTCAATTAATTAATTAATTTATTATTATTTATTATTTAAAATTAAAATCTTTATTATAATAAATGGAATATGGAAGTGATACAGAACCAAGTCCCGAACCAGCCCCAGCCCCAGTTAAGACTAAAAGAGAGAGCGTGAAGATGACCGATAAGCAGAAAGCCGATTTAAATAAGCATATGCAGAAGATGCAGAAAGGTGGTATGTCCGCTAGCGAGGCTAAGTCCCACCGAATGAAGATGATGTCTAGAATGCGACGCGGGATGTCCGTAAATAAAGCCCATAAAGATATCCAAGGTTAAGTATCTTTGATACAATTACTTCGTTTTATAATTTAATTTTTATTTAATTTTTTTTTAATATTATTTTTTTAAATTTATTATAATAAATATATTATAGTAATAATGGACGGAGGAAGCATACCAGATCTTATTTCACTTACACAAATTCCAGTTAATTATGCTCAGAGGATCGAGACAGATCTTTTAGAGCCTGTAGTATTTAATCAAGGATCCGCGACTACTGATGGTTTCTGCCGATTCACTCTTCAAAATAAGGGATTTCTCCACTCCCACTCTAAATTATTTTTATCGGTTGAAGCTAGTGCGGGTATTGCAGATGGTTATTTTAATCCTGCTACAGGAGTTGGTCAGGTTATTAAGAAGGCGGTTCTTAAAATTGGTAATAAAACTCTTAATGAGGTTGATACTTGGGATGGTTTATTTGCTGCGAAATCATCTTTGATTAAATCCGAAAATAATAAAGAAAGAGAGCAATATACCACGGGTCGCTGGAATACTTTAGGATTTGAATATACAGATTCTAGCAGTGTTTTAGCGGATGCATTACAATTAGATAATGGATATGAATATAATAGAGGTGATTCTCTAGAGGTTCCTTTATTTGCGAAGGTTGATGGAACGGCAGCTAACATAGAAAGCCCAACATTCTCAGTAGATTTATCGGACCTCTTTCCATTCCTTAAGGTCAATCAGCTCCCATTATATATGATTAATGAGCCTATTAATATTGAATTAACTTTCTACCCAACTACTCGCGAACGCCTACAGGTTGGAGCTAATAGTGGTCTTGGTGAAGAGGTTGATATTATCCGTGCAGATCTTAAGTTCTGTGCTGACTATGTTTATTACGGAGCAGGTGATGAGATGGTTAGATATGCGGCGGCAAATAAGGATATGTCCTTTTCTTTCGTGGATTACCGATCAGTAGAATCTACTATTACAAACGCAGCCGTAGCATCTGGAATTATTCGTAATGTTGGTATGGCTAATAGGGTTGTTCCGAGAATTATCTCTATGATGAGTGATACTAACTTATCAGAGGCTACTTTGCTTACGGCAAGGAATGCTATGGCTCTTAACGCTCCAGCAGGGGTTATTGCTCAAGATCTTAAATATAATATTAGGTATAACGATAGATATGAATTTACTTCGGATGTCGATAATACCGCAAGAATGTTTAGTATCTTAACGGACTCTGAGGGTGTTCCATTCCTTAACCGCTCCCAATATTCAAATGAGCGCGCCGTTATGTCTGCTAAAGTGGTGGAAGGGAGGGCGAGTGCTGCTCAGACTGGTCTGGATGGCCACTTCTTCTACATGGGAACTAAACTTACTGGAGGCAGAGTTGGACAGAGAGGGGTTGAACTTCACCTCACAGGTACATTCCCAGATCGTGTGACTACGGGTGGATTTGTTCTCCGCAACTATTGTGAATATTTGAGGGTTATGCAGCTATCTGATGGAATGGTGTCTGTGTTTAATGCTTAATTTTATATAAAAAATAATATCTAATATATATATATGAATAAATTTTATATTAACTTAGACTCTAATCCCGAGAGGGCAGAGTATTTTGACCATACTTACCAGAGGTGGAGAGCAGTAACTCGTGATGAAGTAGATGCCCGAACTAAAAATAAAATGATATCTTACTGGAATACGAAACCTGAGAATCACCTCGGTAAGTGTGCTTGCTTCTTATCGCATTATAAATTACTAAAATATATAGTGAATCATAAATTGGATGATGTCTTAGTAGTAGAGGATGATGCGAGGCAAACAACAGAACTCCCTGAGAATATGGATAAATTCACATATTTAGCAGGTTTTTTTATAAATAAGAAAGTAACTGATGGTCCATTAAAAACAATACCAAAACAAGAATTAGGTCTTAATTCATTAGAAGATAAAAATTATTATATATGTACGACAGTAGCATATTATTTACCTAAGTGGGATGATGCATTAGATATATTATTATATTTAGATCGCCAAAAAAGATGGAGAGCGATAGATATAATGTTAATGAAATGTCCAATAAAAAAAGATTACCAGTATCCCGCGCCATTCGAAGAGGCACCGATGGGATCTAATATAAGAAAGGGAAAGATTAAATATTGTAATATGTGGTATGAGTATAAGTGATTATTTATTTAGCTTCCATTTAATATTACATTTTTTACATGTTCCCCACATATCCCAGGGTTTTAAGACTTCAACCCATTCTTTATTTTCTGTTTTACAATTTTTACAGATACATTCATTTAATTTATAAGGAGTTTTTTTCTCTCCAGATATCTTTAATAGCTCCTTGCAGATGATATTTTCCATATATTATTATTAATTTATGTAATATCCGTTTCAAATTTACTTTATAAATAATTTTTATAATATATTTAAAAAAATAATCTTATTAATGTTTAATGAGTATATATATTTATCAGATATATGATAATACGAATGGGAACTCTTATGTAGGATCAACAAATAATATTTATAGAAGGATGGGGGAACATATGAAATTAACATATACCTCGAAAGATATCCTAAAAAATAACGATTATAAGGTAAATATATTGGAGTTGTGTGAAGAAGAAAATAAATTTAAGAGAGAACAATATTGGATAGATAAAACACCCAATACTATTAATAAGATATCCGCTTATAATGATAATTGTAATCAAGATAAGTGGAATAAATATTATAAAAATAATAAAGAAAAGGTAAAAGAAAAAGTAATAAAAAGATATTATAATAATCATGAGAGGTACAAAAGAGTTAGAATGGAGCGATACTATCGCTATAAGGAATTAGAGGAATTGAATAATATATCAGTGGATGTATTTAGTTAATTACTTTTCTTTGATATAAACAAGATTTTGCATATTAGTAGAATGCATCATATTTTTAGCAAGTTTATCTTGCTTCTTTTTAGTGTCTAGAAATTCATGTGAGGCAATGATCTTCCTAATAATAGTAGTTCCTAGTCGAACTCCTACAAACTCTTCACTGACATCCCCAAGTAATCTAGACATTTCAGTTCTATCTATCGGACCTCCAGTTTTATATGTGAATAGGATATCATTAAACTTTAATTTTAAGAATTTGATATAGGCATTCAATATTTTTTTCAAATCAGCTGGAACATCGATAGTTACTTCATTATATTTACCAGATGTCTTATAATCATTATAACTAAAGAATAATTTAGCTCCATCTTTAATTAAATAATTATTATGTTTCTTTTCTTCTTCAGTAAGTAAATTATAAGACTTCTTATTTAGATATTTCATTCCAGCCATATCCAATCTGGTGGGGAATCTATAGAGCATCTCAAATACAACATAAGCGATATATAATCTATGATCAGTATTAGTATAATTCTTATTAATTTTTTGTGTAAGATTGACATAACTCTTGAGATCTTTTATTAGTTTAACAAATTTATCATATTCAATAAACTTATCCGATTGTGCTTCGGATATCTTACCTGTTTTATTTTCTTCTACATATTGCTGATTTAGAGAATCTCTAATTTTGGTATATTGTTTGATTAATTCTTCATCTTTTTTATTTAATTGAAGATAAATGATGATAGCAGTATAATAATTTCTAAGAGTCAAATAACTCTTACCTTTTAAGTTATCTTCTATCAATTTAATATTATTTTGATTAAAAGGATCTTCTTTTGGTAATACTTTAAATAAAGCATTTAGGTTGCGAGTATATTGTTTGATACTTGAAGGTTTTAGAGAAGGTCTGAATTTTTGAATTGCTTGCTCCATTATATATTATAGATTATAATAATTTTAAATAGATTATTTCAAATTTAAAAGATATCTGAAAATAAATGATTTTACTTCAAAAAAGAAT